ATCAATCGATCTCGAACAACCGCTATGGTTGTTCGATCTCAAGTCGATGCAATCCGCGAAAAAGGACATCAGCCTTTTGGGATGCAAGATCTGACTCCACAGTCTGGAGCATTGTTTGATTCTTATCGAAATCAATCTTCAGATCGAAAGAAATACGCGGCGTTTCGAGGGTATGTCCATTCTGCTGTAAATGCCCTCGGACAAGAGGGAGCATCCCAATCAGTAAACATGGGAAGGATTTCAGGACAGGAGAAAAAGAAATCTGTCCCAAAGAAAAAGGATTTGGACTACTTAACATCAAAGATGCCTGGCGAAATGGCCCGTAAGGCAGCATCAACTGAAATGGAGTTGATTGATGCTTCTCCGATGCTTGATCTTCTCAACCGCCCAAATGGGCTTCAATATAAGTATCAATTCGTCTATTCGTTCATCGCCAATCTCTGTTTGACTGGGTTTTCATATATTATTGCAGGAGAATCCAAACAAGGAAAACCAGAGCTTTACTCTTTGCCGACGACATGGGTGAGGCCTTCTCACAAGAAAGGCCCTTTTTCAGAATTCAAGATCGTAGATCCGAAGAATCCAGCTTCTGAAGCGAACGCCCAGCCTTTTGATCGATCGCAAGTCGCCTTCGCTATGCTTCCTGATCCAGGTGACCCCCTTGGAGCCCTTTCTCCTGCCACAGCTCAAGCGTCCGCCATTCTTATCGATGAAAAAATCCAATCATCTCAGGTTGCTTTCTTCGACAATGGGATTTTTCCTTCCGCTGTGGTGACAGTAGGAAAAAATCCTCATCCTGATGTTCCAGGCGGCTTACGTCCCCGGCTTACTGCGGCACAGCGTAGACAGGTCTACGGTGCCATCAAAAAGATTTCTACTGGGGTTTCAAATTATGGAAATCCTGCGATTGTCGATGGTTTGATTGAAAAGATCGAAAGGTTTTCTTCTACTCAAAATGAAATGGGGTGGGAGAAGAGTGAGAAGACGATAAGATCTCGAATCCTTTCCGCTTTTGGTGTCCATCCATTCATCCTCGGCGAAGAGATGATTGGATCATACGCTCAGGCATATATTATTCAAGAGAGATTTTCGAAGAAAGTCAATGTCTTTCTCGACTTGCTTTCTTCTATCTGTACTGACTTTGTTCCCCCTCTCTTTGGAATGGAAGGAGAGAACTATCTTCTTTGGTTTGAAAAGATGTCCGCTATCGATCCTTCGATGCGGCAGTCGCTGTGGACGAAGGCGAGAGAGAACGGAGATGTAACACAGAATGAATTTCGATCATTTATGGGGCTTCCTCCTGATGAAGATTCAAACGAATCTTACATAGATAAGACCAGTGCTCAGCAGGTAGTGAGCATCGCTTCTCAAGTTTCAAGCGGTATGCTTGACGTTGAGCAAGGTATTGCAATTCTTGAGGCAATGGGTCTGTCAAGTGAGATCGCCATCCGAATCGCAGGAAGTGGAGTCACTGATCGAGAAATAACAAACCGAATCCAACAGGCTCTGGATCGCCTTTCTCCTGCTCAATCAGAAAATCGAAATCTAGTGGGAGTGTAGGGTGTGTACTCTGAGAAAAAAGCATCTTCTTCAAACGTGCCTCATCGTTGAGAGACTTGCGATCATACAGCAGAAAGCCTCTGAACGAGAGACTAAAAGAAATCAGTATTTGGATGAATTTGAAGATGCTGCTAGGTTAGTAGAATCTGCCTGCTTAGGTTTTCTCACTGAACAGATAGAAACTCTCGCTGATGATTTTTCTGGTCTTGAAGACGTCCATACTCCTATCGATAGCATCTATGATCAGAAGAGGTGGGATAGAGGTCTTGTGGATGTCTTGTTTCCTGTCTTTGCAAAGATCGTTGGGAAGTCTGCTTTTTCTGAGTTGGATCGTTTGGGTGTTGATCTAGCTGTTATGAAAAAGGCAATCACCCCTTCTGATTGGTTGGATGATTTAGGAGATTCTGACTTAGGTGAAACTACACTTACTGTCGGAGCGTCTGAGATTGCAATGGGGTTTTTGCGAGAGTATCCTCTTTGGATGCAAGAGGCTATCCGAAAATTTCTTGAAGAAACCTTCAGCCAAGAATATTGGACGGACATCAATAAGACCACTCTTGATGAAATTCGAAGAGTCATCGAAGAAGGAATTATCTCGGGAAACTCAATTGAACAAATCTCTTCTGAATTGAGAAGTCTTTTAGAAGGAAGTGCAGCATACGTAAAGAGTAGATCGAAGCTGATTGCAAGAACTGAGACAGGTCACGCATTAAATGCAGCCAGATCAATGTCGATGGATGCTGTTATAGCGGAAGCAGGTCCTGAAGCTCTTTTGAAGAAACAGTGGCTTTCTGTCTTAGGCCCGACAACAAGAGATACTCACGCGAATGCTGATGGGGTCCCAGAAAATGAAGAAGGGATGTGGTATATTGGTGGTTACTGGTGTCGTTGGCCAGGGGACTATCGTCTTCCTGCTCGCGAACGGTGTAACTGTCAATGCACACTTGTCATGGCATTTGGCTTGACGGATCAAGAAGCTAGAGATCTCATTGAATCGTATTCAGAGAGAATTGGAAAAAAGAAGAGTCTTTCAGAGGTGTCCTTGTCATGATCGCAGTAGGAAAAGTTGTCCATAAGAATGTACTCATCCCTTCAACTGAAGACACCGTTGCATTGTGCTTCGCTGTGCAAGAGAGGTTCATCATCCTTCTTGATTCTTACGCTGCGATCAAAGGAGAGGCTCTTATTCCTCCTCGAGAGTTTGACTCAGCTATGCTTCGTTGGAGAGAGATGGCAGTAAGATTTAAAAAATCTGATTTCAGAAATTCAGAAGAAGAGTTGACTTCTTTGAGAGAAATCGCTCAGTGGACTCTTGATGAAAATTGTAAGCTGAGAAACCAGCCGCTCAAGAAAATGTTCTGGGGGTAGTATGATAGTTCCTAGATTAGGAGATCTCTCTCCTACTAAGATGAAATTTAAGGCGGGTGATCGAGTAATCGCCAGAGTCAACCAGACTTTGAATTACGAGCAGTGGAAGAAGATTACATCGAGTCTCGATCAGTATGCTGGAGTTCAATTAGATTCTTTGATAGTCAACTGTTCTGTCATTGAATTGATTCAACAAGGAGTTGGCGTTCCTCCGGTGTGCATTGCAGGCAGGGCACACTACTCCAGCAGTGACGCCCATGTTTTCAAATTTGGATGCTCAGTTGTCAACATTTCAGAAGGTGATGTCTTCTTTCTTTCAATGAGGTACATTGAATTCAATTCTCGAAGAAGAGAAGAGAAGAGAATACAGAATTGGATAGGAGACAACGAGCTTCGAGTAATTCCTTGGACTTCTTTTTAAATCTTTCGAAAAAAGTGGGGAACATCGTTTGCAAACTAATGTCTTCGACATTAGGATTAGCAGTCGCATATCGTTGAAGCAGAAAAGGGATTCAAATGAGTCGAGAAGATATTGCTGTAAACCGAAACACAATCGCGTCGATGGCTCATTTTTGTGATGCACAGACATTATGTGCCCTCTATGGACACGCCCGCAGATCAATGCTTCGATTGGGCATTGGTTTTGCCAACAATCCTCCTGACAGTGCGGATCCTGCTCTAGACGTAGTTGATCCCGCTGGGACAACGCCGTCTTTGATTGACATTGCTGAATGGATGGATTCAATTCATTGGGATTCAGATTCTGATTATGATTCTGATTCCGATGACAACTCAGTTGACGTCTTTGAGTTTTTGAGTCGACTGTATTCAACGCTCGATGCCAGAGTTCCTCCGACGTACAAGGCAAATCTAATCGCTTTGGAATAATTCGATGTTTCTTTCATTCGAACAAATAGCGGTGTCATCTGCTGTTCTTACTGTGTCTGCTTTGACAGTGCCTGCAAAAGCCACTGGAGTCGAGTTGCAGGCAGATACCGCAGGAATTCGATACACTTTGGATGGAGCAACAAATCCAACAGTATCCGCGGGTATGGTTTTATTGGTGACGGAAGCTCCAAGGTATTTCACTGTTGAAGATCTGAAAAGAATTAAATTTATCAGGTCTGGTGGATCTGATGCAAAACTCAACGTCCACTATCTTGCGGGTAGAGACATCTAATGAAAAATATGAATGCTCTTCTTCTTGAGTCAATCAAATCTCGAAAACAGACGGCTTCTGAATTCAATTCAGGAATCTTGACTGCTGATCGATATGTGAAGACTCTGCAAGATTGCGTCGGGCATGATCTCTGTTATCGATACGGTAGCACGAAGAGCGCCAGTTTTAACGACGTAATCAAAAGAGCTGAAGGAGTTCTGACGTACAACAACCCAGAAATGGTTGTTGTGGACATCTACTCTGACGCCAAAGCAAAGTTTGAAGATGACAATGATATCGAACTCCCCAAAAATACTTTGATGGTTTTCGAGCATGTCCTCACGACGTCGAAAAAAGATCGAGACGGTGACATCCTGCGAACCGAGGGAGCTCGAGTCGATCCAAAGATGCTTCTTCTGTGGCAACACGTCCATACACTTCCCATCGGAAAAATGCTCAAAGTTTTGGAGCACAACCACAAGACTCTTCGGGTGCTCTCTGCTATTGTTGACATGAATGAACTTTCGCACGATTCGGCGGTGATGATTGAAAATAAGATGGGAAGATTTTCCCATGGTTTTCGTGCATTATCTTTCACAGATCTCAAAGAATCCGAAGGGTCGACGACTGGAGCATCAGGATTTGATGTCAAAGAGTTTGAAGTCATGGAAGAGTCGTTGGTTTCCGTTCCAGCGAATCCAGATGCTGAGCAGCAGGAAATTCTTCTCAGTCTGGTCGAAGGGGATAAGTTGTCTTCTTCAATCATGAAATCATACGGCAAACAGATTCGAGATAAGCAGACGAAGACAACGTCTGCAGGAGGATTCGATGAACGAGAAAAGTCTAAGTGCGGATGCGGAAAAGCAGAAGGAAAATCAGCAACAGATCTCCCATCAGTCGAAAAAGATGCAGACGACCCAAAAGAAACAGAAGATTCTAAAAACGCAGAAGTGATGTGCCCTAAGTGCAAAATCGCCTGCGTAGATGGAAAGTGCTCTGAATGTGGTTACCTTGTTGATGAGGTGGATCTTGGCAAGGAAGACAAGAATAAAGATGTTCCTTCTGAGAAGAGTGTTCTAGGTCAGAAAAGACTTTACGGAGATCTTCCGGGATCTTGGGAAGATACACAAGACCAACTTCGTCAGATCTGTTCTTCTTTCTGCAGAGAAAAGGGGCTGCTTCCAGCAGAAGACAGTGATGGATATGCCTACGCTTATCTTGGAGCGACGTACCCATCAAAAGCAATCCTCTGCGTTGAATCAAAGTCAGGCACCAAAAAGTACCAATCAGATTGGGGATACAACTCTTCCGGAGATGCTGAGTTCACAGGGATTCCAAAAGAGGTGATGGTTCGGCTTTCAGCTCAGATTCTTGAAAAATCTAAGGCGTTGTCTCAAGAGTTCACCAAGTCAGGTCGAACTCTTTCGAAGACAACTCTTGAAAAGATTAAAGAAGTTGATGCTAATCTAGTTGAAATTCATGAACACTGTTCGACACAGACTGGGAAGAAGCTTTGTAAAAAGACCTCAGAAACTGTTAAGACGATGATTACTCAAGCTGAGGCGGCTCTTCCTCCTGAAGGAGAACTCAAGCCAACTCCAGGCGGAGAGGGTTTGCTATCGATGCAAGCTGCCGCTCAGTTTCTTGCTAAATCTACTGAATCTGAGCGATCCCATATGCTGAAAGTTCTGTCAGCTCAGTGCTCAATTGATAATGTTTCGAAGACAACTACTTCAATTCGGAAAGCCTTTGTAGGCAACTCCCGTAAGAAGTTTTAATCCACAGTGAGCGGCGGTCGCGAGCGTGGTCTATTTGGTTGCTGTTGAGAAAGGAATATAATGAAACTCACAGCAGGATTGAGGAAATGGGTATCAGCAAACACGTCAGTGAAAGCTGATGAGTCTGATGATGCTATCACCCAGGCCGCTGCTTCAGCCTTGGTGAAGGGAGTTCTGACGATTGAAGAGTTCACGGCTTTGTCGACTACTGAAGAAGACAAAGAAGCTGGTGAAATCAAGAATGCTCTTGCTGAATTGAAATCAGCACTTGCTGATATCAAAGGACTTTCTACTAAGAAAGATCCAGAAGACAGCAAGGACGAAAAAGAGCCAAAGGACGAAAAGAAGGGCGCCGAAGTTCCGAAGGCGAAGGATCAGAAAGGAATTCTGGAGAAGATGCTTATTAGCATTCATCAGTCTACCGGATCTGATGAATCTGATGGAGAAGAAAAGGGATTTTCAGTTCGAGTCAAAGAAGCGGCTGAACAGTACTCTTCAACGAAGTCATCTATGGTTTATCCAGAAATGACATCTCGCGGAGCTGTGATGAAGGCCCATCCTTTGGCAGGACAGCCTGTCAAGGACTTCAGTGGCTCTGGTCGTACTCTGGACAATCCTTCAGAACGCGACAAGGCTATTGCTGGAGCTTACGCGAAGTTTGCTGTGAATTCAGCTCGACTTCGTTCGAAGAGTCTGGCCTTCCAGCAGATGCCACAGCATGACAAGGAATTGATCCTGTATGCGATGGAAAATGAAAAGTGGGGCGGAGCTTCTGACGGCGGTGACTACGCAGACATCAAGGATCGACGTCTGACACCATCTGAGCAGAAAGCTCTCATCGATGATGCCACATCGGGGGGTCTTGAGGCAGCTCCAATCGTATTTGATGATATGATTATTTCTGCTCCTCTGCTTTACGGCGAACTGTTTCCGTTGGTCAACGTCGTTCCACTGGATCGAGGTCGACGAGTTGAAGGTGTTCAGACTGGAGTTGTCACTGGTGCCTGGGGTGGAGTCGACGACACTGCCATCACGCTCTTCACGACAACCTCATATGTTTCAGCTTTCGACACAACCATCCATCGTTGGGAAGGTGCTATTCGAGTCGGTCTTGACTTCTTGGGTGATACTCCGATTGACTTCGGTCAGCATTTGACCAGCCAATACGGTGAACGTCTTCTGGAAGATCTTGATGATGTCATTGCGACAGGCAACGGAACGACACAGCCTGAAGGGGTTACTGTCAAAACTGGAGCGACTGCGGTTGCGTGGGGAGGAGCGACTTCTCTCGGTAATTACGAATCTCTGCGATTCGGGGTCCACAAGAGAGAGCATCGATCGAATCTCATCGCAAGTGCAGTGTTCCTTGGGAATGAAACGTCGTACCAACGAGCACGAGCACTACCAGTCGGAGCGAGTGACGCTCGTCGATTGGGAGGCATGGACTATTCATCCTACACTTGGATGGAACGTCCGTACAAGATCAACGAATCGATGGCGAATACGTCCGTCGCTTACGCGATCATGGCTCGATATCGCATGTACCGTCGTCGAGGTCTGACTATTCGGACTTCAACGGAAGGTGACACTTTGATTCGTGCGAATGAGATGTTGCTGGTGGCAACAGCTCGATATGGTGGGCAGATGGAGCGTGGTGCTTGCATCGCACGCACCACAACGGCCCCTGCCTAATCTTTGGAAGCATCTCCATTCGTGGTTATGCAGGTGACACGCCCCGCCGGTTTTCTGTTCTCCGGCGGGGCGTTCCTTCTTCTAAAACAGATGTCTTATTTTAAACAGAAAGAAAAGAACAGATGTCTACAGATTCAGCTGTTGTTGAAGACAAAGGAATTATCGTAATTCCTTTTGTAGTTGAAATCGATCATCCTCGAAATGATGATGTTCTGATACAGTCAATTGTCGGGTGTCGACTTCGAAGTGCTATCGAAGGATCTCGACCCGTCAAAGACTCAAAGACAGGAGAGTGGCACGTCCCACAAGACCAGGCTAGAGCCCTGGCATCATTCCCTCGCGTTCCGGGGATGCATCTTCATGTCAATCCGTACATGCTCACATACGCAATCACTGATCCTCTCGAAGGTGATGAAGATATGTGTGAGAGAATTCTCAAGCATCTCAAGAAATCAGGGTCGCCCGGAGTGCAGAAGGTTCGTGGCGTCGCCCGAACGGACGGTAAGCTCGATATCAATCGAATGAAAACGCTCTGCCGAGAAATTATCAATTTGGCAGAGGGTGAAAAAGCGATCAAAATGGTAAAAGGCAAGCTGCCTGTTTTGAGCGATGTTGATATGCTCCCCGGAGAGTATTTGCTCAATCCAGGAAGCCGCGTAAACAACACTCAGCCTCAATTTGAATCTGAGTACTCTGAGTGGGTTCAGAGATTGTCTCGAAACGGAGGGTGATCCAATGGCTCTTTACGACGTTCGGCCGACTTCTCCTGCGATTGAAGCAGCCGAACGTCGCAGAGTCTCTCGAGCTATTGATGATAACATTAGAGAAGAGTGGTACATTTCTCAAGTTCTTACGACAGTGAATCTGTCTCTTGCTACTAAGGTTCGAATAGCTACTGAATTCGTAAGAACAAAAGTGGTTTACAACATCTCAAGACCAGTCACGAAGACACCTATCACAATCAATGGAGCTTCGTACGTTAGAATCACTGATAGATCGAGCCCTGGAGAGTATCCTAAGGCAGACACTACTCTTTTGATGAAGTCAATTTTTACAGAAGTCAGAAATCCTTCAGCTGGAATATACGATGGTTATATTGGGACTCCAGTCGATTACGCAATCCCTCTTGAATTGACGCTAAAGAGGAGTTTTCTAAAAAGAACTCTTCTTGCAGAAAAGCCAAGAATTATAAGAATAATCACAGGTCCAATTCCATGATAAATGCAGCTGATGTTCAAAGAGCTGTCTTTCAACTCTGGGAAGATTCTGGGCTAGATGATTTTCTTAAGAGTGATTGGAGTGTAGAAGACAAATCTCAATTCATGTCTCTTTCTGATGAAGAGGCATCTCCTGGGCAGCCGTTTCCATTCTGTGTTATTGAGTTCGATGATTCTTTTGTTGCAGGTAGGTCGACGGGTGGATGTGGTAGCTGGAGCGGGCGAGAGTACCGCGAGATGCCCTTTGCTTTTAATGTGCATACAAAACACCAAGGACTCACAACAGCCAAGACAGCAGCCCGAGAGATAGCCGAGAGAATAATGCAGGTATTCGGCGGACACCCAGAAGTAAAGCCGCAGTCTTTGGTATTAACGCATGGAAACGTTTTGTTGTGCCAATACCAAAGAGACTACTCACGCAAAACCGGAGACCAAGAATATCAGTGGGTTGTGCAATACAATGTCGCCACTGACGTTCCCGTTCGATTGTAATTTTTATGACAAGATCTCTCGAAGGCATCAAGTGCCAGCTTACACTCTCCGCAACGAACAAAATCACGTTGACTGGATCTAGAGTGTCCACTGGCATTGCTGGACTTCTTTCATCCCCTGTTCTCGTCACAGGGAATGGAATTCGGGAAGCTGATCGAGTTTGGGAGTATTCTGCGACTCTCGCCGCCAGCACTTCAGTCGTCATTGATTTATTTGATTTGGGCTCTCTTGATGCCGGGGCCGGTGCAGGTAGAGATAATCTTGGACAGGTCGTTCAACTGGCGGAAATCGTCGCTATCGCGATACTGAATGAGTCAGAATCAATTTCATCTAGTTCAGATTCTGATTCAGACGCTCTGCCCGCTTTGAGTATTGAGCCTGACGTTACAGCAGGGTGGACACCAATTGGGAGTCACACAATAGCAAATGGCGGGGCGTTACAGAGTGGTGGCGTTCTGTACAAACTGCAAATTGAAGAAATGGGCTTCCCTGTTACTGACGGGGTTTCACACAGGATAAAACTCACCGCTGAAGGTGATGATGTCGACTTTAAGATTTTTCTTCTAGGACGAGGAGTTTAGTTTTATGTCATGCACAACAACCGCAGTCACTGGGAGAACAGGCAAATTTGTTGTCGGGACTTCTCTCGTTGCTCGAACTACCCAATGGGCTGTCAATCCTAAATTGGCCACAAAGTCTGAATGGGGTGACAGTGACACAGCCGGATTCACCGCTCGTATGGCGGGCCGAAAAGATGCGACTTTTTCGGCGGATGGTAAGTTTGATGATGAAGATGAACAGTATGATCTATTTCAGCCTGGCGATAAGGCGATTGCTGTTCTCTACATGAGAATTCCTGAAACGTCTCCAGTGGTCATTGCCGGATTGTATTGGGACTTCCCTTGTGCGATGTGTGATGACTTCAACATGGCTGTGAACATCGAGACTCAAGAAGTCATCGGATGGACGTCTTCCTGGGGTGCGGATGGGATCTTCTATTATCCAGGAGAAGACGGAGCAACGGCTCGAGTTCTGCCTCTTGAAGGATCGTAAGATCTTTCCTGTTACGTTTTGCCCGAAGAGGGCTTTCACAGAAGCCCACGTAATTGTGGGCTTTTTCTTTGCTTGATCAGAAAAACAGAAAGAACAGAAAATGTCAGAAGACGTCGCAAGAGTTCTTGGAGCGGGATCTCCAGGAGTAGTAAAAATCAAAGGAAAGGAATGCAGACTTACCCCGCTTTCGATCAGAGAGCTCACTGAAGTTGAAAGAGAGGGTGTGAAGCTCTATCGAAGAATGTACCTTGAGAATTTGAAAGATTCTATTGAATTTCTTCCAAATGGACAAGAAGTTCTTCGAGAGGCTGTCGAGAAGTCTGCTCATTGGGGTACTGATGATCTTCCAAAGAAAGATGTCTACATAACCTCTGCAATTCCTTCGAGTCCGAAGCTTAAGAAATGGATGATTGAGAACATGGGAGTTACAGAAGATAGGTTGAAGGTCTTTTCAACCTACCAGAGAATTGTAGCTTCAGCTTTGGACGGTGGGATTATTTCCGAAGAAATCTACACAAAACTCACCGGAACTCCTGTGAAGAAAGCGAAAACAGGATACATCAATTGGTGGGTGACTGGAACAAAAGAAGGCATGCTGGCTATGATTTGGCAGAGTGCTAAGAATTCCGGAATCACAAGAGAAGAGGTTGATTCTTTAATTGACAATCCGACTGATATGATGGTCTTTTCTCGAGAAATTGAAGCGTTGTCGGTACCCGCAACGGGAAATGGATGAGACCCTCCCAGAAGAATCCCGAAGAGGGAGGGTCTGATAATGATGAAGATGAGCCAAGTGATTTACTCTATGGGATAGGGCCAGGACACATTAGAATTCTTTGCAATCCCCCTCTTGAGGGTGGATATGGATATGATCCTATTAAAGTCGGAGATTTCACTTTAGACCAAATCTTCATGCTTCTTTGTGATAGTGCAGTTCTCAGAATGGGTAAGAAAAGAGTAGAGAACGTACCAGCTGTCGTTGCGATGGGATCGATGTCTCCTGATGAAAAAGGAAGGTATAAAGGAAGATCCTCATCGGGCAAAGAGATTTCTGCTGAAATTCGAGGGAAATCTAAAGCTAGTCGACTCAGAGAAGAGTATGAGAAGAAGATCCAAAAAGAGCATGAGAATAAGCTAAAACAATCTTTTCAAGCTGAAAAAAGAAGAAAGAAAAATTCAAGGGTTTATTTAAAAGGAGATTCCAATTAGTCTTGAATTAGCAAAAGTCTGGGTGAGGGTGAGGGGAGATGCCTCCATGCTCGCAGGAGATCTATCTCCTGTGGCGGGAATGGTACGAACCGCCTTAGCTGATGCACGGTTCTGGGCGGCGAGTATTCTCCTCCCTTTTGCTCATTTTGGAGATGCCTTTATCGAGAAAGGCAGAGAAATTGCCGCTCGAAATGAACAAACTCGAATCTCATTTCAGGTTTTGATGGGGGATGTGCAGAAGGCAGAAGAACTCCTTCAAAGATTAATTGACTACGCGGCTCACACTCCTTTCGAATTGCCTCAACTCTTTAACGTCACACAAGGTCTCGTGGCTTTTGGAGACACGAGTGAACAAGTGATGGAACACTTGAAAATGATGGGAGATGTGTCTGGTGGGGTTCATGAGAAGTTTCAGATCCTCGGAATCGTCTTCAACCAGATTCGAGCAGAAGAGCGGCTTCTGATCCAAGACTTTAAACAGCTCTCGATTCGAGGGATGCTCTTTATCACTGACTTGGCTAAGTATCTTGGAGTTTCAGTCCAAGAAGCTAAGAGAATGCAGAAATCAGGAAAGATCTCATTCGAAGATGTTCGCGGCACTTTAATGATGCTTACCACTGCGGGACATCGATTCCACAATATGATGGAATTGCAATCAAAGTCTATCTTGGGATTGACAGCTACCTTAAAGGATAATTGGGGCATCTTTGCATCGAAGATTGCAGAATCTTTAATTCCTCTTGATAGAGTTGTTTTGAAGATCAAGATCAATCTTGTCGATGCGATGAGTGATTTAACCACAGCCACGAAAGGATTTGCAGCCGGCGCCTTTGTGGGTGCTGTCGCAGCGAGTAAGCTGGCTCTTGCATTGACAGCCGCAGCAGTAGCCGCAAAGTTTCTGAACATCCGTCTGAAGACAATGTTTTTCGGATTTTCGATTGCAGCAGCAATTATCGGAATTGGATCAGCATTAGGAGGATTGCTCGGCTGGTTTATGCGGGCAACGGAAGGGATCGCAGCAACTGAACAAGTTTCTAAGGATCTTGCAAAAATCTGGAGAAATTTAAAGGCAGCAGGAACTGAGCTATACATTTCTCTTTCAGAAGGCCTCTTTAACGCTTTCGGAGTCACGCTCCCAGACATCCTCAATGAGTCTGCTCAGTTCATCGCAGATTGGGTAGTAACCGTCTCTGGCTGGTTTGTTGCTTTATCAGAGATGGCTCTGTTTGCTGCTAATGCCATGGGATTCGTCTGGAGAAATGCCTTTGACCTTCTCGCCATCGGAGGTCTTGATATGTTTATCAACATCATATCAGGTTTTCAATGGCTTGCTGAAATTGCAGTAGACGTCGCCAATGTCATTGCAAAAGTCTTCCGTGGTACTTTCGC